TTAATTACGATGCGGCCAGCAGCACCAGCCCCGCCACCTAAAACGGCGTTGTTGGCAACTGATCCAGCTCCGCCTGCTCCCCCCGCGCTTGTACGTACCGTCCCTGCTGGGGACGTGCCTACGACAGCGGTAACACGCGAATATCCACCGCCACCGCCGCCACCGCCGCCTTGGCCGTCGTTAACCTTACCGGCAATGTATGTTACAGCGCCACTGCCGCCCGCACCGGGCAATCCACCTGCATTACCGGGGACGTTAGATGCAGAGCCACCTGTTATAGCACCACCTGTGCCGCCGGATGTAAATCCGTTAATACCCGCAGCAGTGTTACCCCCCGCGCCACCAATTCCGTCACCCCCGGACTCAATACCACTACCGCCTGCTGATCCGTTCGTAATGGTGCCCGTACCACCAGCACCACCTGAAGCAATAGACCCAATAGATGGGGCGTCAGTACCACGACCGCCACCGTTGGAAGTGAGGCTTACGCCAGTACCGGTAACTGAAGAAGTTCCGCCTGCTGTAGAAGCGGCGCTAACAAGGTAGGAGCCGCCGCCACCGCCGGCGCCCCAGACTTCAATGACAGCCGTGGCATAGCCAGAAGGAAGGGTGAATGTGCCGCTGGCTGTAAAAGTGAAAGTACCCGGCACAAAATTGCTTGTACCGTAAAAGTTCTGGATGCTGATCTGGCCAGATGATGGGACAGCGCCATAAGTCCCAGTCGTGCCCGGTGGCACAAGACCACCGCCCGCATAATACTCGCTCAGCGATATGGGGTTCGCGCCACCAAATTCGCCTTGAATATCGACAAGCGTAAGAGGGCCACTGGTTGGCAGTACCATTATTTTATGACCTTCACAGCCTGCTGACGGAGTTCATCCACCTCAGCCTTTAATTCTGCAATCGCAGCAAACGCCACGGCGACCAGTTTTTCATAATCCACCGCCAGCGTTCCGTCATCACGGGTGCGGACAGCAAGGGGGAACATCTCCTCCACGTCCTGCGCAATGACGCCAAAATCGCTTTTCTGGATAAAGTAGCCATCCTCGCCGCCATGATCGGCAATGTAAGCGTCGGTCCAGTCAAAGGTCTTACCACCAACTGCCGACACAATACCAAGTGCGTTCTGGATTGGCTGTACATTTTCCTTCAAGGTCGCATCTGATGAATAAAAAGCGGTGACGTTATCGGTCGCCCGGATTTCGCCTGCGGTGCCAGAGGCAGCAGTGCCAACGCCAAGGCTATTAACCTGATAGTTGTTTGCCGTGTTCAGCGCATTTGCGGTTGTCGCTGTTGTCGCAGTTGTCGCGGTGGCCGAGTTCCCAGTGCAGGAACCAGAACTGCCCGTGGTATTTTGGTTAAGCGTTGGGAATGTGCAGTTTGTCAATGTACCAGATGAAGGTGTTCCAAGTGCGCCACCCGGAGCCACATAGTCCGTTCCTGCGGTAGCCGCTGAGATTGCGGTGCCGTTACCTTTCAGGACGCCTGTAATAGTGGTTGTGAGCGTTATAGCAGGTGTCGTAGTCGCTGTGGCTACTGTACCCGCAAAGCCGTTTGCAGAAACAACGGAGGTCGAGGTTACAGTGCCTCCGGTGCCAGTAGCAGCGATGGTGATGGTGCCAGTACCATTTGTGATAGTCACACCAGTGCCCGCTGTCAGGGTTGATTTGGTAAGCGTGTTGCCTGTCGTATTGCCGATCAGAAGCTGGCCGTTGGTGTATGTTGTCTGACCCGTACCGCCATTAGCTACGGCTACGGTGCCGGTGACGTTCGCCGCATTCCCACTGATGCTGATGCCCCATGTTCCAGATGCACCGGTACCGTCAGTCTTGGGAGCGCCAACGGTGCTGTAGTCAATTGTGCGCGCTGCCGATCCGTTGAATGTAGTGCCAACTGCTGCACCACCTGTATTGGAGAAAGTCACTGCATTAGTGACGGAACTGGCCGTAGTGGCGTTCCCAGTCAAGGGGCCAGTAAAGCTGCTCGACGTTAGTGTTGTGCCATTCCAAGTTAGGTTTGCGGAACCAGCAAGCAAGCCACCAGAATTGTACTGTACTTGCGTCGTGCTGCCGCCTGCCGCTGGCGGGTTGGTATCAGCGCGGCCAACATTCGTGCCATCGCAAATAACCGCCGTTGTTACCCCTTGCGCAAGGGTAACAGTGCTGCCGCCGCCTGCTGAAGAAAAAAGTACGGCAAATGGACCGCCTGCGGGCGTTGTTGTATTGTTAAATACAAACCAATAACCACCAATACCCGCTGGCAATTGGTAATTGATGTTTCCAGTCAAAGCGCCACTGATAACAACAATTGGGGCTTGGTATTGCGATGTTGTCAGCGCCACTGTGCCAGACACGGCAACAGCATTTAAAGCTGTCGTTCCACCAAAAGCCCGGTCAATGATGTCCCAATCATTGTTAACCGGTACCGACCATGTGTTGTTATAGTCGCCGTTTGCGGGCTTTTCGATTTTCTTGTTGGTGGTATACGAACTGGTCATAGGGGGTTCCTCAAATAGCCTTTTGCGCAATGGCTAGGGCACTGGCTATAGCATCATCGCGCTCATTTAGCAGGGGCTCCGTTGCCTTGTTCGAAACCTTCTTAGCCATTTTTGCCTTATTCATCAATGCCTGAATAAGCGGTTCAATCCCGCCGACCTTGCCGCCAGCCCGGTATGCAGTGCGACCGCCACGGGCTTGGGGTTGGACTGGAGGTTGATATGTAACGGGACCATATTGCTTTTCATATTCTTCGCGGGTCATTTCATTAGAGATTGGCGCAGAAATAGGACCGTATTGCTTTTCATATTGCTCACGGGTCATTTCATTAGAAGCCTGCTGGGGTGCAGGCGCGTTTAGCTTTTCATATTCTTCGCGGGTCATTTCGTTGGATGGCGGCGCTACTTTAGGTGCAGATACCGGAGGAGTTATTGGACCAGCAACAGGTGGATTGTAATCCCCTTGAGCAACGCTTGTGCCAAAGCCAGCAAGGCTGTTAGGGGTACGCAGGTAGCGTATATCAGGCGCGTTAAAAAGACCAACACGGGGCGCACCGGTAAATTCTGCCTGAGCAGCCCGCCTTGCTGCCATTCTATCAAGAGCGCCTCTTGTTCCAGCGGCAACAGAAGAGCCGATCCCAGCGCCTATATACCCGCCAACACCGGGACCAAGCAGCGCTGTCCCGGCACCATAACCCAAAGCGCCACCAAACCCAGTTGTTGGAATATATCCCTTAATTCTTTCCAAAACAGTCGGCACCGTGCTGTTGGCTGCGTCAGCCGGAGTCTTAATAATGTCGCGTACCGCATCTGTGCGCGCAACAGCGCTTTCGTCATATGGCGCTTTTGGCCTTGGCGGTGCAAATGGGTTTACCTCAGGCGCCTTTCCATATTGCGTATTAAGCTGACTTGCCTTGCGCGCATTGGACCAGTCCGCCGCCATTGCGGCCCCATCGCCAGTAAAGTTGGCGGCGTTGTTAACCGTGTAATTATCAATCCCGCGATTAATGGCAGCAAGGACGGCCTGATCATCGCCTTGGGCATTTGAGTAGCGGCTGTTGACGTTCCGGCGGACAGAATCAATACCCTGTGGCGTCAGGTTATTCGGGCCAGCCGCTGGTGGTGGAAGATTTTTCCTATTAGAAACGGCATCAAGATATTGTATTTTTCCGGGTGCTGTGACGGGGGTTCCAGCAGCATCGACCCAATGTCCTTTGCCGTAATCAAAGGTGTGCGCTTCGCCGGAAAGGTCCTGCGCAGACAGCGGCGCGGCTCCCTTTTTCCCCGAAAGATCTTCAAACTGATCAAATACGCCGGGGAACCCTTTTTCACCTTGGAGCGCTTTTTGAGATTGCGTAAACCGAATATTCCCCTGCACATCAGCAAGGGTTAAACCCATTCCCGCCAATTCGTCTTCAATTGACTGCCTGACACCAGCAGGGAAGTCATCAGTGTTTGCAAAAACACCGCGATGACTTGTTGCCTGTTGATATGCTGCCTCAACATTATCAGCCATATTCTGATTAAGAGTAGGGGCCGCCCCTTGGCGAACAAAGCCTTCGTCTTGGACATTACCGGCCACTGGCCTTTCGCCGGTTACCATAGAACGTGTAGGATTAATGCCCTGAGATCGTATGGCCGCATCTTTGATGGCGGCAGCACTAATGCCCTTTTCGTTTACAACGGTTTGAACAAGGCTGCGCATTTCGGGGCTATTAAACAAAACCGGATCAATGCCAGCATCCTTAAAAGCCTGCTGCATTTTTGGGGTGTATTCGCCCGCCTTTGTAAAGACAGTAGGCTTAACACCGACTGCCCTAAGGGTGGCGTTTGCGGCTGGCGTGACAGCGCCCACACTCTTTTCAATTGCAAATGGAAGGGGGTTTGCAACAATATCAGCTACCCTCCCCGTCCCTTCAATTACCTTACCCGTTTTGCCAAGGTTCTCACCCAACTTGAAGTATCTTGCATTTGCCCCCCGCACCGCCGGGTTAAGTAGGGCAAGAATGTCTGATGGGTTTTGTGAAATGTTCCGGAAAAGAGCGTCACTGTCAAAATGACGCTCACCGGTTTTTTCATCTTTGTAGCTGTAGTAAGAGGCAAGCTTGCGGTAGTTTACCAATCCCTCACGCCGCCAATTGGCAAGCTGGGTTGGTGTCATAAGCGAAAATAGGCCGCCCGGATCTTTCTTAGGCCACTTGCCTGTTTGCTCAAACTGCCTTGCATCATAAATGCCTTCAAGGGTTCCGGCAAATTTGCCTGCGTTTTCAACCGCACCCATTGGATCTGTGACAACGGCTTTCCCAGCGCCATATACACCTTTGACCATATCACGCGCAAAGTCTAAAGGATTGAAGTTTTCATATAAATTAGACGCCGCTTCTGCTGCGCTAAAACTTGGTGCGGGAGCAGTCCGGTTGTAATCGTTCTTGCCAACCTCGTAACGCTGCCGTGGCCTTGTTGGAGGCCGACTTACAGGCTGGTTCTGAACAACATATGTTTCGCCCGTGGGGGACTTTCTGGGCATCGTTGGTAATAGCTTTACATATGGCTTTTTCTTTTCAGGGGGCGCGTTCCACCAATCTGAAAGCGTGTCAGTTGCCGCATCATAAAGCACAGATGCCTTGTCTAAAGCCGTATCTATAAAGCCGGTAGATTTTTTGTTAGCCATGGGATCTTCCTAATTAACTACAAACCGCTTTCCACCAACGTAATAAACCGTTCCTTTTGGATAGGTCCCCGGTTTTGGCTGCTCCCTTAAATATTTGGCATCGTATTCACCACGCTGAGCGTTAATGCTTTTTCCGGGAGTGTCCGCACCTACCGGATCATACCTGAATGCAGTGTTGGCTGCGTCGAATGCCGCGATTTGGCCATCTGCCCTTTTGTCAACATTGTTCAGTAGCGCTTCCACGGCTTTGCGCGCATTAATGGTTCCAGCGCCATCCCTAAGGGTAGCTGGGTCTATACCATTTAAGGTCAACTGGTTTGCCAAAGAATTCTGAACATTTAGGCTTGCTGGATCTTGGCCAATGAGCGATTTGACAAAATCTGGACTAAAGCCAACTTGCTGCATCCGAAGACCGATATTCTGCTGCAATGGAGCCAAAGGCCCACCTTCGCCAATATCACCCCTAATCTGCTTAATAGTTTCCTTTGTTGCAAGCGCAGTACGGGCATCTGCGATAAGCGGACCAAGCGCCTCTGCGTTAACATTAATCTGAGCCGCTTGACCTGCTTCAAGCGCCTTGATTGGGGTAGACGCAACATTGGTAAGCACCTTTTCCCACTGCTCATTTGCGCGATTATAATCGCCAACAGAAAGATTATAAGCATTTGTAAGTTGCGCCAAGCGATTTTGGCCAATTCCGGGGTCGGACAGTGTTTTATGAAGCGCGTTCATGGTGTACTCTGCCTTATCACGCGATTTCCGCGCATCCCTAACACCGGGTGTCATTTCAGCTAAAGCAAAAATAGTTTTGTTGGGGCTTTTAGGATCAACCTCATATGAGAAAGAGGGTGGAAGATCAGGAGGATTGCTTCCCGCTGTTGGATTTTGTGCAAGGTAATCCTTGCGAGACATGGCACCCTCTGCCTTCCCAGTAATAGCCTCCATGGGACCGTTTTTAAAAGCTTTACCCTTGGCAATTGTCGCCAAATCGGTGGGCAGGAATGTGTCGGTGTATGTGTCCCTGACCATACCGTTTTCAAGAAACTCGTAACGGCCTTCCAGAATACCTTTGGTGATTTCCATCGTGCGGGCATCAGCAAGCTGCTTGGCAACGCCAAGTTCGCCCTGCTTGATACCAAATGCGCGTTGAGCCTGAGCAGCCTGCGCACCTGCACCAAGACCTGCGGAAAGCGCAACGCCAAGGCTGCGGGTTGGGGCAGTGCCCATAGCCGCAATCCCGGAAAGAAGCGGAATGATTGACGTTGCCTTGCCCTTTTTCAAGCCCCGGAAGAAGTTATTGTCTTCAGCCACGGGCTGCGCAGCGGGTGCGGCAGCAGCACCCAAGCCCACTGGCTTTTCAACAGCAGGAGGTATTTCAGCAATGGTGCGGGCCATGCTTTCAGGCGTATCCTGTTTCGGCGCAAGATCTGTGGGCATTGCATTTGGCGTAGCGACTGCTGCTGGTGGTGCCAGACCTTCCGATTTCCGCATTTCAGTCGCTGTATCGACCGGTTCGCCAGCAAAGTTTTCTATTTCAGATGCTGCATTCACGTCTTTCATGTCTTCATCTGAAAGATTAAATTTAGGATCAACACGACCATTAACGGCATAGCCATTGCGGCCAGCAAGGCCACCAGATGCGCGCTGACGGCGACCTAAATAATCAGCCTGCTTCTGCATGTAGCCACGCGCCCAGTTGATTGCGCCACCAACGGTGGGGTTCTTTTGTAACGGTGGGTTTGCCTTAATAGCTTCTTCGCTCACATAGCGACTGATAGGCGCGCTTGGATCAGCACGAAGCACTTTAACCGCAGTGTCTGGGCCCAAGAAGTGAGCAAGATACACGTTGCCAGCATCAGGCTCAAAGCCAGCCCGCTCAACAATTTTAGCGTTGTTTGCAATAAGCTTTGGCCCCATCTGCTCACTGATAGCGGCCCCTTCAGGACCGCGCTTCAATGCAATGATGTCGCTATCCGACATGCCTCTTGCGCGATCAGGATAGTTCTTCCGAAATTCACCAGCAAAGGTACTATCGATCATTTGGTACGGGCCAAAAGCCGAAGACTTGCGATTCTGGCCAGTGCCTTCGCCAGCTTTGATCAAGCGGGCAATCTGCATGATGTTGGTCGGCAGCACACCCATTTTGGGCGCAAGACCAGTCGGCTTGGCAAATTCCGTTGGCTTTGCGATTTTAAGCAATTCTGGCAAGCCAGCTTTGGCTGCACCAGCAAGACCAACAGGTTCTGCCATTTTAGCAAAACCCAAATCTTTCGGTGCCTCTTCACCCATCTGCGCTGGCATTTCTTCGCCGCTCATTAGGTCAATGTTTTTGTTGCCAGATGCCGTGGACTTAAAGAGATTGCGGACAAACTTATTGTCGCCATGATAAAGCCCTGTTGGCTCATATGATGGGATGTCATCCATTTCTTCTTCAGGCATGCCGCCGACCGCAAAATGGCCACGATGCGCAGCCTCTGATGTTGCTTTGGCATAATCGACAGCCTTCATACCGCGAATATTCCCAACAGCATGCGGCTTGTGGTCTTCAACCTCCTGCGCAATCAAACCAATCTGGGTGCGTGGATCACCTTTATAATTAAAGCTATGAACAATTTGGCCGTCAAACAGCTTACCAATTGGCTTGATGTTTTCCTTCATGCGCTTGTCGGAGAACATGGGAATTATCGATGCTATAGTGCCTGCAATTTTGGCAATCTTGCCAACCTTGTCTAGCCCACTTTCAGGCTTGTCCATGGAACCCGCAGTTGGAAGCTGGTAAGTTTTGGATGAATCGTCTTCAGGAATGTCCAGACCGTGACCGCCATAAGGCGTACCGCCGGTTGAAAAGAGGCCAATTTTCTTTGCAAATTTGCCTAATTTCATTCCGGTATCTGCTATATCAGCAACCTTGCCAAGCTTATCAAGGCCGCTTTGCTGGCCCGGAAGAGCGCCTGCTGCCATGGGGCTGCTTGAGCCGCCACCAAGACCGGACGTTGGAATGTCTAGACCCTGACCTCCGTAGGGGATGCCACCGCCCATGGCGTATGGTGCCATCCTTTTTTTAAGAAGTTCTTCAGGTGTTGGTGGTGTTGTGTCTACGGGCTCTGGGGGAGCAACGCCGGTTGCCGCAGGTGCTTGAGCAGCGGCAGTAGTAGGAACGGGGGTCTTATCTTTTTTCTTGGCTTCTTCGCCACCCCAATCCCAAGCGCCGACCTCGCCGCCAAGTTCGCCAACGGTCTTGCCAAGGTTGGCAATGGAGTTCGCTTGCTCAGCGCCAGTAGCCTGACGTGCCAATTCAGCAGGCATCATTAACTGACGCGCAGTAAGTTCAGTCTGCGGAACAAGACCACCGCCAGCGTCTGGACCGCCACTGTACATGCTGCCCTTAGAAATTGGGGCATACATAGCTTGCTGTGCCGCAAGTATTTGCTGCATTACGGCTGGATCGAAACCAGCAAGGCCACCATCAGCAAAGCCTTGGCCTGCGTTATATGGCATCACACTGCCACCAGCGCTTGCAAGGCCGCCAGAGGCCATATGGCCCCGGTCAGCAGCATCTTCGGTAGCCTTGTCGTAATTAACAGTCTTGTAGCCACCAGCAAGGCCAACAGCCTCTGGGTGATGCTTCTGGA